GGTTCGGCGCGCGCAACCCGGTGTTGATTCAGTACCTCATCGCGCGCGGCACCACGGACGAATTGGTCGCCGACGTGGTGTTGTCCAAACTCGATGCTTTGGAAAGTGCGATTGGCGGATTCACCGAAACGGGCATGGGTCAAGATTTGAAAGAAGATGCCGACTCAATCATGGCGGACTTGTATGCGAGGTTGGGCCTATGAGCGAGCCCAAAGAGGACCGGCTATGGGTATATCTCCAAGACGCCGCATGGGAAGGCCGCCCAGAGTTCTCGTGGAAACGAGTCGCGGATAAGGCACGCGAGCTACTTCAGGACCACGGGCCTATGTGCAATTGCCAAAAGTGCGAACAGGGCTTGACGAAAGAGCCTGCAACTCGCGCGTGTGACCATTGCCACAAGGTATTCCTCGAGCGATATATCCAAGAGTTTCCGCAGGACGCACCGACCCCGTCCACCTGGTACTGCGCCAATTGCTACCGCAAATATCTAGAGGGCGAACTCTAAGGTTGCCAAACCAGGACCTCGGGGTCCTCGTCCGCTACCACTGATTCCGCAGCGTTGTGGAGCAGTTGAAAATTGAGCCGGTTGCGCGTAACGAGGGTCCCCGCTTCGGGGGTCATCTTGCACTCCTTCGCAGCCTCAGCAAAATCTCCGTTCCGCAACGCGGAACAGCATCTCGGAAACTTGGTGACTAGCCCCGCGAACCCCATAGCCCACACCATAGAGTGCGCCGCCAACTGCGCATCTGCGGGCCACTCCTCGAAGTCAACGAAGTAGTTTTTCAGCAGCTGGTCATTGGCGTAGAGTCGAGCGGTAATAAGGTCAGAGATAGCCTCACTCGACAGTCGAATATTATTTTCGGGCTTCCCTAGGGCATAAACCCACCCGATCTTCGCGCATTTCGGGTCATATTTGACGGCGAGCCACGCGGCCTTGATTTCATCCTGCGTCGCGGGGCGCCCGGCCCCAACGAGCGTCCACGGAAGGTCCAATGCGTCGCGCACCGGGTCAATCTTGTTCCCCATTCCAACTGTCACGTACCCGAGGATGTCGGCGTAGGGGCCGGTCACGACCCCCTCGAGATTTTTATTGTAGTCGACCCAAGCTGCCCTCACTGCGTCGCGCATAATGACACTACCTTTATTTGAGGAGTAGGTTGGCCTCGGCGTCGGCTGCCAGTCGGATGGCTCGCCGCTCGACACGTTCGGCGATATCCTCGATATTCTCTCCGGATGCAAGGGCGAGGACCGCGTCAACCAGAAGAACAAGACCATATTGCTCGACCATCGCGACCACGACACCCTGCAGATTCTCTGCTTTACCCTCGTTCATTTTCCACCATCCTTGTCCAGCGCGTCTGCGCACGCGTTGTATTTAGCGAGTCGGAGCTCACTTGTACCGGCATCGCGCGCGTCACGGATGCATGCCTGCAGCGCGCTCGCATACTGCACGTTCGCCGCGCTGCATGCCGTCCCCAACATCAAAATACCGACCGTTGCCACTCCCAACTTCATTTGGAATCCTCCGATATTGATTTCTCACCGAGCGCCCGCCCCAATGAGGTTGCGAGCGCCGTCAAAGTTCCGAGCACTGGTATGAGCCAAGTGCCGGCATCCGTGGGGTACCGCCGCGCCAATGCGACACTGCCCCAGATGGCTGCGATGGTCACTACCAATGAAATGAGAGTTTGCCCCCGACCGAGAAACCATTGTTTCATTTGGCGACCTTAAGCAAATACATTACGACTGCCACGACATTCGCGATGCCGATTACGGGCAGCGCCCACTTGACGACATCGAGAACCGCTTTCATGCGAATCAGGAACTTCACCATCGTCATAATTTCGGCCCGCTCGTCAGCGTCGAAACTCCCTTTGATGTCATTTCGGAGCGTGGTCACATCATCCTCCAACTCGCTCAGTTTAGCCTGTCTGTAGGCATCTCGGGAGAAGAGCTCGCTATATTGCCCCTCTAGCTTCACCTGCCCGACCTGGAGTGCTGTCACCTGCGCGAACACCTGGCCGGCCTGTTTGGTCCGTTCACGTTCACGACGCTCGTACGCCTTATCGCGGTCGCGCACCAGAGTGGTGAGGTCTGCCGCGGAGTCGCGGCGGCCATCTCGGGTACTCGGAGGGTCGTGGTCTCGTTCGGCCATTTCGTTGCCTCGATAGCATGATTCATAGCGGCCCCCGAGTCGAATATTTCATACGCGATAGAGGTCCCATAGATACGACAGCCACTTCGTGGCCTCGTCATCCGATAATATGTGGTCCACCCGAATATCGCGGGCTAGATTGCCATCTAATTCCTGGCCGGCACTGGCCGTCCTGAAAAGTAGCGCCCCGGTCGTCCCCGTCTCTGTCGACTGTATGCCGCTGGCCCCCGTATTGACCGCGCGATTCGCGTGGTTGATATTTATCAACGGCTGCGTGCCAGTTCCGCGCATCGTCTGAATTATCTCGAATGCAGCAGATGTGAGCGTCGGGTCCCATGAATTCGCCAAGAACACATTGTTCACTACGCCGTCCGAATAGATGTAGTGGACATTCGCCACCGTCAGCTCTTGAATCCCGCAGAAAAACCCGTCTTTGCGGTACTGGCAAATACCGCCGCCATTCCCGGTAACGCGCTCTCCGACGATGATTTCAGTGAACGCGGCGCCCGCCGTCCCGATATTGGACGCGCATTCGAGCCACTGAATTGTCCCGCTCTGGTCAGCGCGCACAGCAGGCTTCCCGTTACGCCAATTGGATGTGAGCATCGGCCGGTTCGCAGAAACAGCTTGCGTGAAATGGTGCGCGCCGCTCGAAGCATCCGTCCACACGCCGGTGGTCGGATTGTAATTGAGCGCGTCCAAATCTTTCTCGATGCCAGTGAAGCTTGCGATGGTCTGGACTTCGGCAATTTTCGCGGCTGCAATCGAGGCCATGAGCGCATTGCCAAGTGCGTTCGGATGCACTCTATCTGGAAAATGTGAAGACGGCGCTGTATTTAAAATAGTATTTGCAGGGAAGTCTACGTATCCGTGGTATGCTCTGTCCGGATTGGCCTTGAGCATTGCATTCAACAGGCCGCGCTGGGTTTCAGCGGTAGGAGAGGCCAGCCAAAGCGCATCCTGGCGCCCCGTCACACCACATACGTAGACCTTGAAATTAGTGCCCTTCCAAACGGCTTTCTGAACATACGCCAAAATCAGCGCATAGATGTCAACCGCCCCGCCGCCCGCGACGAGGTTGTTGGTTCCAATTAGGATTACTACGTAGTTTAATCCTCGTGCGGTTTCGAACAACGGCGCGCATTGCTTCGAATATCGGATGTTGCATGCGCCGGCATCGGTGCCGCCCAACCCGAGGTCCGCGATGTCCCATGTCGACGCACCCAACGTCTGCTGCACAAGATACGGCCACGTGTCCGTGAACGAGCCGACGCCGCTGCCCTGCGTGATGGAATCGCCATCGAACACGATGCGATTCTTCGTCGACGCTGCGGCGAACGCGATGCTGTATTTGATTGCGATATGCGCGCGTGCACCGGCTGTTTCAGTCGCATCCAAATCATGGTCGTAGGCGACAATCATGTATATCTTACCGACGAATGGCGCGACCAATAGGGAGTCGCCGGCCCCCATGACCGACATGCCAGCCGTGCCTGAATCAGATGTCGACAGATCGACATTGATATTGACCTCACTATTCAGCGGCTGCTGCACACCGTTCACATTCAAGCGAGGAATGGTCGGGCCGGCGACGTAGCGAAATTCGAGCGCGGTCGCGGATGCCATTGCAAATGAGGGGTTGACTCTATTCTGCACCGACAACCCGTCGTGCGTACATTCTGTCAAATGCAAACCGGGGATAGGCGTCGCCTGCAAACAGAGAAAGGGCGACACCGTGCGGAACGTGATGAGCGCGCCACCAGCACCCGCCGTCTCGGCCACGATGATGACGGTACGCACGACACCCGACGCAAATAGAGATACCGCCGACTCAAGCCGCGTCGTCCCATCACCAACGAGTACCGGCAGACCATTGACTCCGATGCCGAGAGCAGGGCGCTTCGTGGGGTCGCTTTGGGCGACGCTGGTGACGATGCCCGCGCCTGACTGGTCGTCTAGTGATGAGACATTCCCCGAGCCGTCGGTATGTGTGGCCGAGGCGTCGGGCCGCAACAGCAGCACCATGCCCGTCGTCGGCAATGGCGGAGCGACTGCCGTATTTTGCCAATATGCCCAGACCCCCGCGCCACCAAGTCCGCTCACAACAACCCCCGCAGCACATGCGCCTCATACGACCATGTCCGCGCCGTCGTATCTGGACTCGTTACCTGCAGTGAAATGCCCGCTCCACTGACGACCAGCGTTGGTGGCGTTGGGAATGTCGCGGCGCCCCCGCCAATCGTCTGCGAGAGAATCGTTCCGCTGATGGTGGCCACCGGGCCCGCCGCACCAAAATACAGCGCCGTGAACTTCCACGCAGCGATGGTCGTCGCGCCAGGCGAACCGACGTTGACTTCGAGAATGACGTCGACGGATGCAACCTCACCGACGGCGATGGTATAGAGGAGCGCAGTCGATGCCGCAGCAGTGCTCGTCGCTATGCTACCCGTCGCCGTCTGCGGTTTTGATTTGGCGTCATTGCCCAGCACCGTCAACGTGGCGTTGTTGTTGACGACACCGGTAAACGTCGGATTGGCGAGGGATAGGGCGCCGGACTCCAAATAGTTGATGGCAGTAACTGAGCTGCCACTCGAGTCGGTGACAGTCACAACTAACCCGATGCCAGCGATGACACTGGCGTCATTAGACAGCGTCGACTGCGGAAATACGATTTGCCACCCGTTGTATTGTCCGGGCGCCCAACTGTATGTCAGTTGATGCAGACCCGGATACCCCGGTGCGAGCAGCGTCATCTCCGCGCGTTGGATTCCTTGCATGCTCTGTAGAGCGAATATCAGCGGATTGCCTGGAGTAAATAGTCCGATGGCGCCTGCTGCAACGTTGGTCGGAGCCGCTGCTCCGTCCTTGATGCTGATGAGCGCATTCGATGCAGTGAGGCCCATTTGAATCTATCTCCCCGGTGATTTGAAATTATAACAACAGAACGCCAGTGGCAGTGGTGCCGCTTTGGCGAACGACGGCGATGGCAAGCGGAAGAATGGTCCCCGCGAGCAACCCGCTCAACGTAGTATCGGCGGTATCGTCCGCGAGCCGCACGACTACCGCGCCAGTTGTCGCGACATAGAGCCAGCGACTGCATACCGAGAGCACCTGGTCACCTCCGCCAACACTTATAGCGACACCAGCGCGGGCTGCCTCACCGCTGGTGCGCAGGCGTCCGCGGCGGTCGACACGCATCATCGCTTGACGACCTTGACCACCGGACTTGGCATTCCCTAACCCATTGGCCTGCGCCCACACATCTGGGCTCACGCCTGGCGCCGGGCCCGGCGCCGTAGCCGATGCCGCAGCCACATTCAATCCTTCACCATCGTAGCTACCCGAGATTCCCGCGCTCATGATTTCTTCTCCTGACTGCCCGACTCGAACATCCCGCCCATCATTGTAGCAAGTTTCAGCGGTTTTGAGCGGCTACCACGCTTGCCGCCGCCGGGTGGCGGAGGCCCTGGTTTCGGCGCCATCTGCGCATACATCTGTTGTTCTTGCTGAATCAAATCAGCTTGCAAACTCGGGTCTGTCGGCATGTCGAATAGAATGCCGAGCCGCACCGCCGTCTGAAATGGGACGGGCGCGGACCGGCTGCTGCATTTGGCGAATACGCGCTGACGCGCCTCTTCGTAATATGCCGGATAGACGCTCTTCATTGCGTCCGCTTCTTCGAGTGTACCGTGCCCTCGTAGCACGTCCCTCAAAATACCGTCGGGGCCTTTCTCCACTGCATCGACACTGCGGAGAAACTCTGTCATCGCAGGCTTGCTGACAGGCGGCCTCACATTTGGAGTGAGCGTCGGGTTCGGGCCCGTATCGGTGTATCCCGGCGGGAGTTTCGTTCCGAGGTAGCGGACGGCCGCGGCGACCTTCTGATTTACCGCCGCAGCAATCTCCGGCGCATGTCCTTGTAGTGGCGCCGTCTGTTTACCCAGATGTGATTTGACAGTTTCGGGCGCGGCGCTCAACGCCGCCACCCGTTTCGCTTCCTGCTCGAATCGGCCATGTGAAAAATCGCGCGGCTTCACCGGCGGGAGTTGCTCTGTAGAACCGCGCGCGAGCGCTGTATCGATTGCACCGTCAAGCCTCGCCATCGAACCGGCATGCATCTCGCTCAGACCACCAAATGTTCCAAGCTTGTCCAACAATACGGCGAGTGTAGCATTGCCGCGTTGTCGCATTTGGTGGTGCGCGGCGCCGAGGAGCATACCACCAATACCCCCCGCTAACACATGACCACCCTCACCACCCAGCACTGCCCCGGTAAACCCTGCGCCGTAATCGGACGGCGACGCCATACGATTGCGAAGTTTCGCAGTAGCCGCGTCCGTCGCCACATCGTTGATGAATCGCGTCTCGGAATAACGCGCCTTTGCGGCCAGGTAGTCTGCTTTCCACGTCTCGTTTCCAGCCTCTTTGGCAGCGCGCTCTCCGGCGTTCATGATGGTGTCCTCGATGGTGCGCCCCGCTGCTTTGCGCCCCTGAGCGAGCACCGTATCGGTGTTCCAGTTGATGGTCCGCTCCAACCCTCGCCGTTGTTCCAACAAGTCGCGAATGGGTATTTGGTAGTCCGCCAACGGCGTGCCCGTTGCCTCAAGACCAGCTTGCGCGCGTGGGCCATAGATGTCGGAAATCTCTCGCATCTTGTTGCGGATATCGGCGGCAGCAGGATGGTACCCCAATCGAGATTCGAACTGTTCGGCGCGTGCTTCGAGGGCGTTGAGTGCATCGCCAATTCGGACGCCGCCGGCACCAACTTTCTCGACTGTCTCGGTCAATCCGTCGACTGCGGCGCTCTCCGCTTTTGCAGCCTTCGCGGCAATCTTCTCGATGTTGTCGCCGGCCTCGACGATGCCCTCCGAGCGTAATCTATTTGCGATTCGCCCCTGCGCATTCTCGCCGCCAAACCTGTCTCTCATCTGCTCCAAGAAACTTTTCTTATTTGCACTAATAGCGCGGATGTATTGCTCGTCCGCAGCAGCGCTCAATTTCCCATGACCGGGCAGCGCCTCACCGATTGCACTAAACGCTTTGCCGAGTAGCGGCTCGGCGCCCCCCAGCACACCGCCGAGTGCACCTGCAAGCAATGCCCCATGCCCCGCCGATGCCATGATGCCCTCAGCAGTCAGCTCCCGATTCTGCAGTGTCGCCGCAGAAACCTCACTCCCCGACGAGAACAATCCACCTTCGACAATCGCGGTAGCCGCACCTTTGATGGCTTTCTGGCCGGCTCGTTTGAGCAATCCCTCAGCAGACGTCCCTACCAATTTGGTAGCGACTTCACCGGCAAATTTTCCCGCCCCACCGATGCCGCGCGGGATGCTCCCAAGAATATCCGCGATGCCCGCCTCATCGCCGAATACCATCGGGGCAACGGCACCGGCAATCTCTCCCGTTATCGCTGCACCGGGATTTACCTCTTGGTAATTGCGAAGATGTTCGCGGACTCTCTCCGCTGTCTCGGTTCCCTTGAATAAACCAGCGGCTTCCACTGCCAGCGGGTCAGATAGCCCCGCAGTCAGTCCGCGGGCTGCACCCTCGCCACCAGCAATCAATCCGCCAGTAAACCCACCGTATTCTTTTTCCAGCGCACGCTGGTGCGCCTCTTCCTCGCCGAGAAGCTTGTGGCCACCTTTGAGTGCTGCGGACGCTTGCTCGGCAGGGACGTCTTTGACAATGCCCGTCGCAGGGTCGGCCATTGGCACCGAACTCCCTCGCACCCATCCGAAACGACCGCTGGAAATGGCGGCATCAACATGCGCTGACGGCACATCGTGCAATGCACCATCGCGGTCCACGAGTTGGATAGTATTTGCGGGCGGAGTGAGCTCGCTGGTTGCTGGTTGCGGCCCGGGCATTTATTCCTCGTCATCCGATGAGGATTTCTCACTAGGGCCGCTATCTACTCCGCCACCAAGTTTTTTGGCCGCTTCTATTGCGTTCATTTGCCCGCGCGCCACCAGTGCCCGCAACGCCATTTTCTGATTGATGCGCGCTTGCGAGTCTTTGGGCTGGATCATGAGCGCCCCTGCTGCATGTTCCATATCTTCGGTTCGACGCATTCCGAGTCCGACGTGCGCGTATCCGTAAATAGGTACATTCGAAGCGCCAATCGCTTGTTCTTTGCGCGCGCCCTCGGTGCCTTGAAATAGAACGCCTGCGCCCGGAAGATGGCTCAATCCCGCGGTCACCCGGTCCCACGCGCCGAGAGATTCGGGCGCCTGTTTGGAGCTCTCCTCCAGTCGAGTAGCGGCGAGTTCCTCTTTATCAGCCTTGCCGCCTTTACCCAAACCGGCTTTCCCGAGCGTCGGAAGACCTTGCGTCGGCGCCACGCCACGCAGTGCGAGCGCGGCTTGGAGAGCCTGATTCAGCTCGATGGGTCGCCCCGTTTTTGGGTCCACCATTCCAGATTTATAGAGCTCGAACGCGCGCTTTTGGTCCGCTTCGGTGATACCGCCCGCAACACCGCCATTTTTCCACATTTCCAGGCCGCGATGCTCTTTGGCTTGTTCCAATTGGATGGCCGCCGACTGCTCCCTAGCCTGCGCCATTCGCACCGGACTGCCGCTGCGCGCGGCTTCGGCCATCATCTGCAGTTTGAACTGCTCTTGCATTTGCGCCTTGGTAGCCATATCCGCAGCGTCAGTGTCGCCGAATTGTTTTAACTTCTGCGCGTAGATATTATACGCCGCCTCGGCCCTTTTGCCCTTTTGCGCAATGTTGGCCTTCTGCGCGGCAATATCCTGGTCGATGCTTCGATTCATCAAATCTATAGCCGGATTGCCGTGCCCTTGCCCTTGCGACAACCCACCAAAAATAATCCCGATTACGCCGAGCATCTTTTCGCCGGCAGACTTGCTCCCCCACCAACGTCCCGGGTCCTCTTTCTGATTTGCCGCCTCGTCCTGCAGCCGCTTGTAATCAGCCATTTGGGCATCAAGTGCATCATTGCGTTTTCGGCGCGCGGCATCCTGCGCAAACATCTGCTCGCCGAGTTGTTTAGCCTGCGTGTCATAAAGAGCCGCCATGCGCTCGTCGCCCTGCATTTGCGCACCGGCAACCGCGGCCGGCGCCTCTTGTTTCGCAGCCAGCGCCGTGTTGTATTCGCCGACGACGCCGGGCGACGCGGTGGGCGCCCACCTCCCTGCGACCGCGTGCGTCGGCGGCATCTTCCACTGAGGAACCGCCGCGGATTCCCCACCCGCCGCGCCACCGCCTGGAACGTCGTTGAACACACCCGCAGCGCGCGCTACGCCACCTGGTGCTTCGGGCCGCGGAGTGATGGGGCGCGTGAGCTCCTGCCGGATGGCCGCCTCGCGCTCACCCCCCGGCATCGAAAGATTCGGCGGTGGGGCTTCATGGGATTCGAACGCCGGTTTCGGCGCTGGTGGGGCTGGTGCATCTAGCCAACCTTGGGCCTGCAATTTCGCCAACATCTCCGGATCAATGGGAGCTGCCATTTCAATACCCCGCCCCAAATTGCATGTTAGGGTTGTAGCTTTCGGCCGGACCGGTAGCGCCTCCGGGGACAACCCAATGCGCGCCCGTTTGAGCGTCCGTCATTCCGTAGCCTTCCGAGCCGAGCTTTTGCGCGTAGGCGTTGGCCCTATTTACATCGACGCCACCTTGCGCATTCGTAAAATTGCCACTTCCCCCGCCCTTTCCCGCAGCCGCCGCATCTAATTTAGATGCCCCATATTTTTGCGCTATCCCCGCCAACGCGTCGAACGTCCCCCCCGCAGCAGCTCCCGCACCAGGCGGCGGCCTTGCTGCAGGGGCGCTGACCAGCGTGGGGGCTATTCCGCCGGGCGGACCTGACATGCCCGGGGCGCCAATGGGCATGTCTCCGTACCTCATATCTCCAAATCTCATGTCGTCGTTGATTGGCCCGGCACCGTGCGGCCGTTGCACTGCCTGATGATGCTCACTTGGAGTTAGCGGCCCTGTCAGCACTTTCTGGAGTTCGCCGGTGCGGTCATTTTTCGCGAGGATAAAGTCCGGTTCCTCCCGCAATGTCCACCTCGCCCCGCCGCCACCTGGTTCCTGAAGCTTCGCATCCCCGTACACATTATCGCGCTGCATATTGTCCAACCGCTCATTGAGACGCGCAACCGACGCCAATGCAAATGACGTAGCTTCCGGAATCTTGACACCCATCCCGCCCGCGGGATGCGGGCCCACCAATTTCGACCCGGCGTCCGTGGATGCCAAATCTTGAGCCATAATTCCAGTCTGCGTCCCCGACGGTTGCCCCGGCACGTTGTACTCATACTGGCTCGCGTGCAGCGCACCGAGAGCCTCATCGAGTTTTGGGCCCGCATCTCGGATGTTGTCTTTCGCGCGCGCATCAGACATCATCATCGCGCTGCCTGCCGCGCCAATGAGGCCCGAAGCGGCTTTGGCGGCGGCTGCGGCATTGCCCTCATTCAGGCCATAGGCATTGTTTTGGTTGTTCATTTGCGCTTGCATGTTCTGAGCATGCGCGTTGAACGCCAACTGTTGATACGCCAAATCGCCCTGTTGATTGAGCGCGTTTTGACCCGCTTGGAGCTGCGCTTGATTGTACGCGTTTCCCTGCAGCCCCGCCGCGCCTTGCATCCCAAGTCCTAAATAGCCCTGTTGTTGTTGGGCGTATTGGTTCTGCATTTGATTCGACATGCCGGCGTATTGCGACTGCGCTTGCTGCATCTCCTGAGCGCGGAGTTGCGCAGCTTGGCCTGCTGCTTGCTGCGTGTTCTGCGCATTTGCTGTCAACGCGTTTTTCTCCGCGTTCGCGATTCCTGCTTGACCGCGTGCCGAAGCGGCCATAGCCATGTTTGAGTTTATGGCGGCGTCGGTTCCTGCTTGAAGCTGCGCTTGCGCGGCACTTGGGCCGTTCCCCCGAGCCGCCTCGAACATCTGCCCCATTGCGGTCCGCTGATTCAGTTGCGCATCACTATTTCCCTGTTGTGCGTTCCCGAATCCAGCATTGGCTCCCCCGATTTGCTGGTTGTACGCGTCGACCCCGGCCCCGTTTATTTGAGGCCCTTTTTGCTTCAACGCGCGCGCGGCCGCTGCTCTATAGTCGTGAGCCATACCACCCGCGGCCAACGGAGTCCCGCCGAAATAGACATTGTCGGGCGCGGATGCTTGGCCGAAGATACTGCCGCCGAAATCGTTGCCTTCGTTGCCATAGGCACCAGGGTCCTGCCGACCGTAGGTTTGATTTGGGTCGTACGAGCCGGAAAACGCGTCGTTTCCCCCCGTCCAATCCATAGTTGTCTGACCCATGATAAATACTCCTATCCGCGTTGTCCGGGCGGCAAATTTTGATTGCGGCCTTGGTCGTCAACTCCCACTTCGAGTGAGATGCTGGCCCATGAAAACCCTTGTCCTGTAGTATAGCCCCCAATGGGCTGAGTGTCCGTCAATGTCACCTGAATGGCCTTCGCTTTTTGGTTACCGACCAGATGCTCGATATCCACTTGCGGGATTCGGTCGAAGGTGGCGATTTGCGTATCGGTCCAAGAATTGGTCTCGGTGTAGTAGCTGGCGCCGGCATAGTCGAATTGAAAACTCACGGAAAGTTGCGCCGGGTCCAATCGGCTGCTTTGAATCTGCGCACGCCAAAACCGGGCGAACCCACTCAGAGCCGGCTTGAACCAAGCGCTTGTAAACGACGCTGTAATCCAACGGGTCGCGGGCACCAGAGGGTGGGAGTCGACATATGCATTCGCGACGAGGACTCCGCTGTTCTCACGGTAGATAGCGCCGGTGATATCAGCCCAATAGACAAGCGGCATGTTGGCCGTCCCGGTGAGCGTATCACCCCGACCCCCTGCTACCCATGTCGTGCGGGCCGCGGCGAAATCTCCGCCCAAGTCGAAACTGAAATGCGAGTCGACACTCCAGCATTGAGTGATATAGTCGTACACGAGCCGGGCCCCAGTGCCGACCGTCGGCGAATCATTGGGCGCCATTTCGAAATATACCCGCCCTTGACTAGGGTGCGCGAGAGCGCCAGTGCACACGGGATTGGCGTCGATGAGGTCCTCGACATTCCCGCTGATGTAGTGAACTTGCAAGTCTCGAGACAGGAGGAAAATACCTCCGCCGCCATTGGGCGCCCCAGTAGGTGAGAGGAACATGCACCCGAGCTCCGTCACCACGATGCTCCGCTGGTCAACGGCGCCCACGTTGGCGGGGACAGGCTGCGGCGGATTCGTCCAATCGTTGGAGGCACCGGTGTCGAAGGGCCCCTCTCCGACGATGTACTCGATGCCAAGTTGGTCAGTGCCGCGACGAACGAAGACGATGAGTTTCTCGTCCATAGAGGCGAGCGCCGTGACTGCACCAGATGCAAATAGATTCATCTGCTCGTTGAAGCCCGGTACCTCCCCAGACGTAAACGCCTTTGACGGCCATATGACTGTCGGGTCATCGCATCCACTCAAGAAAAATCGATTCTTGTGCGTGACGCAGATGCGCGCGCTCGGCGGGAGGAAATTGTCGAGGATACCGCCCGTCGTGTAGAGCAATTCTCTGCCAGGTACGCCGCCCGTTGAGTCAAAAAACGTAATACTGCTCGCGGACGTATCATTCTCCCGAGAACCTATAAGATAGTAGGAAGTGCCGCCAGCAACCGTGGCGTAGACACAAATCTTGACCTTCGGCGCAGCATTTTGCGAGACCGCATTGCCAAAAAAGCTTGCGGCTTGTGGCCGCTGACGCCAGGTGATACCCAACGTCGGAAGCGTCAAGGTCACATTATTGTTGACGCATGCCACACCTATCGGCGGCGACGCCGCACTTCGGTGAATATTGCCGCCCGCGTCCGTCCACTCGTATGTCGCAATATAAGAGAAAACGCCGTTCATCGAACCGGCGCCAGTGGTGAGAGTAATGGCTTCTGGATACCATAGAAACCCCATTTCAGACGGTGTCTGCCCGTCGTAAGTGAACGGCGTGCCGGCAGATAGGCCGAGTGTGTAATTACCGGCCAGCGTGTTGCCGAAGTATCGAAGCTGCGATGCTAGGTCAAAGGGTTGGATGAACATGCCTATTCGAGTCAACGATGTATTCACAAATGTCAACGTCGCTATCGTAGTAGCTGATGTGGCGACTAGTTGGCACGGAAACGTAAGACCAATGAGGTCCGGCGATACGACATTTGCGGAGCCGGCCGCTTTCGCCAATCGTGGCGCCACGGTAGCCACCAAGCGGGCGGGCGCGTCGGTTGCCGCGGCCGCGGACGACAGCCCAAACCAGTCGAAGCACACGAGCGATTGCGTCCCTTGTAGCGCGCTCACGACGAGAACCATCGCATAGCAGCGAATTCCGACAGCTTGGTTAATAACAACAGGTTTGCTTCCGAGTGTCACGCCCGGCGTGCGCTTGGCGGCGCCAACCGCTGTAGCGACACCCGCAATGACACTAACTTGTTGGCCGTAGAGCGACGTCAGATGCGGCGCTGGACTGCTGTCAAATATGGTGTAAAACACAACCGACGAGGTGCTCGACACGCGCGCGATACCCATTTGCGCGTATCCGCCAGGCGGATAACTACCCCAATTGACAGGGGTAGTTTGCGCAAAAGAGGCGTCATTGAACGACCACGCTTCGGGGACGAAAAAAGCCCCGCCGGTTCGAACATATGCCACCCAACATTGCTCATTGAGTGTGGCCAGAACACCAATTGAAGCGATGGCCCCAACACCTGCGCTCGTGAACGTGTGCACTACACCGAACGTAGAGACACTCACCGTCACGCATTTATTGTTTCCGCCGGCGCTAGTGACATAAGCGAGGACGAATCTCGTGGTGTCCCCAACCACGGGCGTGATGTCGTACTGACATAAAAAGGAGGCGATGATGGTATTGTCGAATAGGGTAATAGTACTCCACCCGGCGTTGACGTTCGTCAAGTCCAATCGACTCAAATATAGTCCTGGCGTGGCGCCTGCTAATCGTTGCCATGCCGCAATCGCGAAGTTACCGCACACAATGATTTTGGGGAAACCAGGAATTTGATTGACCCCGCCGTACGTGTCAATCGTTAGTGATGGTTGCACAACCGCGGCGCTCGACGCATCAATAACAGAGGTATTTATAGACCCAGTAAATAGACCTGTAGCCGGGTTGACGACTACGTTGTTGGTAGCAATTGCCACGTAATAGTTTTGATTTGCAGCGTAGGCCATATCTGCCCCTTGGAATAAGCCGGCGTTAGGGCCCGTTGCGATAACAGGAATATGGTCAAGCGCCACGGCTTCGGGGGCCGAATCAATAAGTTGCCACACCCCTTCGCCGTCGCTGTATTGAGAAAATGTATATCCGTTGAAGTGAAGTGGGCTTGCACCATAGTTCACGCCGCGCACCGACCCAGACTCCGAGCGCGAGATGATACCTTTCTTGAGCGTGCTTGAAAGGCGCTTGCACCCAACACGCTTTCGGATTGCGCCGTTTTTCGTTCGTACGCAATTGGTCATTTGGACCGCACCGTCAATGACCAAACTTCGCGCGTCTGCCTCTTGATTCAACCCGCTCGACAGTGGCGCTTCAATCAGTGCTTTTCGGAGCGGCATGATTTTTCCTCAGAAAATGTAAATATCGTAAGTGCCAGAGTTCCCGCTGAAGAGCGGCACTACCGAATCGGCACCAACGCCAGCCGGGTAAGCGCCATCTGTAAATAGCGGGTACCCGCTACTAGCAGTAGCATGCACGCAAAAATAGCCTTGCCACTTTCGCCCCAACCCATGCGCAAGAGCCTGCGTTTGCCCGGCAGTAAATGTCACGGAGCGAAGAATGTTCCCCGGTATCAATTGATTGGTGCTAACCACCCCGAGCACGGACAAAACGCTTTCCTGCATTTTGTTCATGACGTCATACAACTTGGCGGCGTCTGCAACATCAGAGGCGGTAAAAAATACGCGCCGGAGTGTAACCCACGTTTTCGTAATGACACTAAGCGGCGCGCCTGCGGGGACCGGCTTGGTCCCCGAATCAGCGGTCACCTCTTGGGAGAGGATAGATGACGCACGCGGCGCCGAATTTTTGGTAGCCGGGGCCGCCATGATGCTTAGACCTGGTTGAAGATGCCGACCGTGAGAACAGATTGGTCAGCGGTATTCGCGGTGCCTGCCGCCACGGATGCTTGCACCGTGGTCGTCGCCGTTCCGAGCGCTCCCGGCGTCGGAGCCGCTGCAGTCTCATAGCGAATGGTCGATGTCACCGTACCCCCGCTGGCCGTTTTATCGCAGACCACGAGGCTTTGCGTGGCGCTCAAAATAGGCACATTGGTGATGGCGCGATTTCCCGACGCACTCAACGTCACGCTCTGAAACACGGCTCGCGGGTAGAGCGTAAACGATGCAGTTCCGACTGCATTGGTTGACCCGGTGTTGGTGACCACCCACGTGGTGCCGGCAAACACTGTCCCGCGCGCGATGAGGATTTCAGCCTTGTTCGGGATGATTGCGCTTTGTTGCCAGCTGCTCGCCTGCACAGCGCTGAACTTCGCGCCCGCAGCACCGACCGCCGTGATGACGTAGAGTCCGACGTCGACGGCCGCGCCGGCAATCCCCGGCGGGAGCAGGAATGTGTCACCGACTGCGGGTGTCACACCATCGGCCATAGTACTTGTAATAGCGCCATTGGCATTTCCCAGAAGGGAACCCGCCGTATTGGTGTATGCAGGAAGCGCTGCGACGATGACATAGTCAGCCGCCATTTGGAAGTCGATCGAATCGCCCCCAGTTTTCGATTCGATATAGTTGGCCGCCGATGCGATGCCACTGACACCATCGCTGACCGTAACTGCAACGAGAATCCCGCTCAACGTTGACGCCGAACTGACTTCGGTGTTGGCCGGCATGACTACCGTGAACGCGTTCACCTGCCCAGGCGTCCAAACGAACGTGTTCTGGTGAAGGCCAGGATAACGCGGGCAGATAAGCGTGTATTCTGCACGTGCGATACCCGTAGTGGATTGAAGTGCAAATGTCACGGTAGCGCCGGGAGTAAACAAGCCAATGCTCGTTCCCGATATAAGATTTACTGCGGGCAGCGGCCCATCTTGGATGCTGATTTGAGCGTTCGTTGTCGTGAGTGCCATGGTTGCAAATTCCTTTGGGCTACGCGCCCGATTAGTAGCCCGGACGGCCTATCCAGCCGTCATTGAGAGTGACATCCTGCACGCGTTGAGGATTCTCGGCGTCGTGCGTGACCAGCATCGACATGATGCGGGCCTCTTCCTGCTGCTGCCGCCCCATCAGTAGGTTAGCGTGGTCGAACCGCTCTTGTTTGATGAGAATTTTGATGGCGGCGTCGAGCACCGCGTACTCTTCAAACCCATTGATGCCGTCGAACTGGTCTGCGCCGGAAACCAACGGCGCCAATACGGGGTAGTACCACAAGGTGCAGTTGAACTGACCATTTGGCATCGGAATCAATTTGATTGAATCTGTCCCCGCATTGGCAACAGCGCCGGAGGCCTTGCCGGTGAATTGGTAGAAAACCGGCTGGGAATAAATCCAACCGGGGTACCATTTGAACCGGTTTCGTTCAGACCACATGAATGGTCTTGCAGAGATGACGATTTGCTGGCCAAATGTGACGTCCAGCCCTTTTCCCTTGTAGAAATCGGACACGTTTATGAGCTGGCCGGCGCCAATTTTGTAGACTTCCGTCCCATTTACGGTGTTGAAGTTGACCGAGCTTAAATAGTAGGGCTGGTCTTGCTGCGCGATAATCAAATCATACAGCTTTGCCAACCCCTCATTGATGTTATCCGTGAGCTCGGCGGCGGAATACAGCGCGCTGTTAGACGCCACTTCGACGTTCGCGCGTTGCTTCACGCGTGCCGTCAACGTGGTGAGACTTACTAAGCGCGCCATGGTCTATTCCGGGCCCTCTGGCGCCATTTCCATGTCGTCTTCACCGGGTGGCTTCACGGTGAGATTGAGGGCAGAGAACGCATCGCGCACGCCGGCCGCATCTTTGGCGTGGATGGCGTCGAGGAGCGCTTGCGCGGCGCCGAGCCCATCGTCCTCGCCGAGCGCGTCTTCCTCCGCGGGCGTCGTCGGCGCGTCTTTGCCCATTAGCATTCCGAGCGGGTCATCTTTGGTGATGTCACTTTTAGCCATTTGACATATCCCTACGGCTTCGAGAAGCCGACGCTGGAATCGCGCAGCCAAAGATGAAAACCAATGCGATAGGTCGGACCGAAATCCGTGAGTGTGCCGCCCGAAGTGGCCACATTAAATGTGAATGTCGGAGCCTTCCCACCAGTCCCCAACAACGTTGGAAGCGTGAGAATTCGTGCGATGTTGGTGAGCGTGCCACCCGACGGCGGGATGACGTGCGCCTCCCAATCCGTGGCATCGATGTAACTGTCATCGAGTGTCATTGTATAGACACCCGCCGAAACCCAAATGACGCCGGGCACTGATGAAATCCCCGGGCGGGCGGCCGCTTGCAAAGCCATGATGCCTTGCTGATTTGGCGCATACCCGAACCCAAATCCCTTGACGCTAGTTGGGTCGAATGCGCCGTTGGCGGCACCTGCGCCACCTACACCAGTTGGCGCGGCGAACGAGCCGAAAATGTGGGCCTGGCGCTTTCCAAGCAGCAGGTGGCCGCGGTCGAAATTATGAGAGCTCATTTATTTGGCCTCCAAATTGTTTAGTGGCTTAGCCAAATTACCAGGTGCCGTGGAGGTTGTACCCAGGAGCTTCGCACCCATACTGGAAGTACCCACCCATGCGCCATTGATAGCCGTCGTTGTTGGCTTCGCGCAGCATTTTCAGGCCGTCGTCGTCGAGGATGCGCGGAACGCCCTTCGCGCTCTTCAACACCCACGTATCCATTTCGAGGAGCGCGAACTCTCCTCGCGGAATGTTCACGTCGGAGAACACTTTGATGGTCGAATCGGGTCCTTCGATGCAAAGTGCACGGAAGCCGATATCGCCATCGGTGGAATTCACCGGCTCGTAAATCACCTTGCTCCCGAGGCTTTTTACCAGGTCAGCGCGGTCCAAATTGTTGATGAAACACGTGAGGTCCTCGGCACCCTCGCGGCTGGCTAATTCGGCCGCATCGATGATGGTCTCCTCCTTGTTTCCGCCGTTGCCGTTATAGCGAATACCGGCGAGACGCACGACGTCGACGGACCGGTCTACTCCAAAATGGGAGTCGCCCGTCGTGGGCGCCGTAGCCGGAACCCAGCGAAAAACACCCGCTGGGCCGAGGCTGTAGTCGCCATTTCGAAACAGATAATCCGTAGTAGACGCGCCCGTGATGGTATTGATATTTGCGTTGAACGTGATGGTGCCCGCGGTGCGGTCGACGGCGACAACGGTCAGCGGACCGTTTGCCTTCACACCCGCGAGCGCGCCGCCGTTGTTGTAGCCATCATCCGCACTGAAATCAACCTTCATTGCGACTTCGAAACCGACAATATCAGCGGCTTGCAAGAGAGTCCCGACCGCGGTCGCCGTCGTGCTATTCGCCAACCGCCCTCTCTGCCCGCCACCATTACGCCATGCGCCAATCTGGAGAGAGCGGTTCAAATTCCGCATCGAACCCTCCATTTCGCCGCGCAGCGTATTGTAAATGGTGTTCTCGTCACCGTCGCCGGCTGCCAATGCCTCACCGCTGATTCCGGACACCTGGTAGTCTTTAGCGCGCGTCAGGAGGAAGCCAACATCGCTGGACGACGTCGCATTCGCCATTGCTATTTGCAAGTTGAATGAGCCGCCTTGGGGGGCACCATAGCGAAGAGAAATTCGAGCATTATTGCCGCCGAACTTCTCATCTTTTCGAAGTTGCCCGATGAAGGGCGCCTTCTTATAGAACATTTGGTGAAAGACTTTTTGGTCGTAGCGCGTCTTCAAAATGTTAGTGAGCGCTGCTACTGTTGCATCACCAGCCGGCATGGGAAACCTCGAAACAGTGGAAAGATTTAACTACTTCTTTCCGGCGCTTCGTGCGATTCGGTCTGCCTCAGAGGCTTTGCGGAGAATAGCTAAATCGGCTTCAAACTCCTCCTCCTTGGTCTTCTGTCGCTCTTGCACCGGAATCCTCTTCCCATTTGCTGGTTGGGCGACCTTGGGTGCCGGTGTTACTGCGACCGTCGACGCGGGGGGCGGGGCGCCGAGGAGCAATCCGCGGCGCTCTGTTCTCTCAGTATGTACCTGTTTTGCCTTACCTTCAAGATAATCCGCGACTTCGCTCGCGGAGTATGCCTTGTCGTTTTTCTTCGCCCAATCGGCGACGGCGGCTACCTGATGAAAAATCTCAGTCTGAGAGAACTCGGCATTCAAGTGCTTGAATTTCGACTTCATCTCATCGCCAGTAACCCAGAGGGTAAACTGTCTCAGCTTCCCCTCATCCTGAGTGCGCTGTATCTCGGCGAGGCGTTTCGCTTCCTCTTCTTCGCGCGCTTTCGTCGCCCCGGTAATCTCCGCGAGGCGTGCCTCGAACGCCTCTTTTTGCTCGGTCATTGCCTTTTGCATCTGTATGATTTGCGCTTCGGGAGTCCCCTGGGCGACGAGCTCACGCAGGTGAGCATTGACATCGACACCCGGCTTCAACAGCGGATTACCCTGCTTATATTCCGCAAGTTCTCGGCGCAGCTCCGCTATCTCCGCGGTGCGCGTCTTCTCCGTCGCAACCTGCGCCTCCGCGTGTTCCCGACGCTCACGTTCGAATTTTTGCCGGTCTGCATGTAGTGCATCGGACTTTCGCTTCACACGTTCGAGCCGCGCGCGCTCCTCGGCGCGGCCGCGAGCTGCCTTCGCGGCTTCACCTGGCGTGAGGGGCTCCGCGGGCATCTCAGGCGTCTCTGCCGGTGATGGAGGCGCCGCTTCGGAGGTGGCCGCCGCGGCGGATTGATTCGGTTGCGTGTCAGGTATCACGTTCATCGTCATGTCGGCATTACTCCGTTAGCGCCGGGAGGCGGCATAGGTGCACCAGGAGCCGGCGGGCCCCCGGCAGTAGGCATCGGCGGGGCGCCAGGGATTGGCCCACCTGGCGACATTGCACCGGGTGGTGGGGCCGGTGGCGGAGGCGGCTTGAGGAGCCGATTGCATTGATTGACGAAATCCTGGACCTGACTCAAATAGGTATCATCCACTTCTTTGAGCTCCGCCATGTTTCGCATCTCTGTCGCGATTTCTACGGCCTCCGGCAAATTGAGAAATGGGTGCGGCGCATACCCACCTTCGCCGCGGAGCATTCTCCCGACCATCTTCTCAACAAGCTTGCGGCTAGCCTCTTTTCGCTTGCGTATTTGCATCAGGTCACCCATACCGACCATCTCGACAACATCCTGCGGGGAGAACGCGCCGATTTGCATCATGTCTTGCGCAGTGCTCAATTTACCGGGCAATGTCCCTGGCAACGCCGATGTCGTCTCTACGTACGTGACGAAGTCATCCGGGTCTTCCAGCTCCGCCCAATCGATGCTTTGAAATCCGTCATCCGCCTTGGTGCGGACCTCATAGGTCCCGTGTTTGGCGAGGCACTTGGCGGCGTTGGCGATCAACAAGCCATCTTTCTGAACGACCTTTTCGAATCTCTTCCCCTTCTCGAGGAGCGTCTCTGTCTGCTGGTCTGCATAGACGCGCTGCGCCTCGCCGGAGTCGAGCCCCACCGGGCGCTGCGCCGATGCTGCCTGCTCATTTACACCGGCGAGCATGTAGTATCGCCCGACGAGACCCCAGAGGTGTTGATAGACTTCGGGGCTGATGATAGTCGGGGCCTGATACAACGGCGCAGCGCCCTGATAGCGGATGATGGTGCTCAAGTCATTATTTATATGTGAGAGAGTGATTTTACTCCCCATGTCCACCAAATAATGGCCCGTTATCAGGTGGTGGCCATTTTGAATCTGGCGCACGAGTTTATTTATTTCAGCCTGAATTCCAGCGCCGCATTCAACGAGACCTTGCCCATAGAAACCCACGATGGGGTTTTTCCACCGGTAACAACTGAACTCACTACAGTACTCGTCAAGCTTGCGGTCGATGAGCGTGCAATTCTCGACGCCGACAACATAGCGGCCGTCTGACGCCCCGACTCCGCTTGGCCGGTGCCAGGCCTCCTCGACCATCACTCGATTGACTGTTTGCTGATACCCAAATTCGGCGTCGTTGTCTCGTAGCCCCTTCAACTTATCGAGGAGGTCGACCTTATATGCAATGGTTGCGTCGTCACCATCCGCATACCAGTTTTGCCCCTCAGTGACATGTGTTTGAGCGCGGTGCATCAGCACACCGCGGTCAACGTAATAGCGGAGATAAATACATCTCGGGCCATCCCACAACGTCCCGCCATCCGTCATCGCCTCACCGTCATCTACGATGACTTCGTACGGCATCATCCGGAGGACATCGACGTTCTTCTCATCGTAATTTGGGCGGATTCGGCTGAACCCAGTTCCAAATACGCACGCGTCGAGCCCCTTCATGACCGACTTTTCATAATACTCCGTTTGGCGCATGACGCCGTCAATACCGTACTCCAATTGCTCGGCGGCTTGTTGTCGCTCGTAGTCGCCACCAATTGTCGCCACCGAGACGCGCGGCTCAGATTTGCTAAATATCCGAGCGGCGACTGCGTCACACACATTGGCGCTGACATTGAGACTGAGCTTCGACCCACCAACACCGGGCGTTGAGCGGACGTAGGAGTCGACCGCGAGCCCACCACCACCGGGCGGCATCCCGCCAGCATACATGCTTCCGTAGAGGAGCATGTCGCGCTTGCGGTCCTGGTTCCGGACGATATGGTCCAACACCACCCGCAATTTCTCGTGCGCTTTCGGGTCTTCGGTCTCGGTATCATCGTCGGGGCGGACCCACCATAGTTTTTCAGTGGGGGAGAGGGTGGGCATGGTTTTATTCTAACTCGAAAACCTTCGGGTCTAGCATCCTGTCGCATTGCTCGGGCGATAAATCCCAGATTCCGAGCTTGGCTCGAATCTCTTCTCGTGCAGCCTCTACACGCGCATCACGACGCGCTTCGGGCGTATCCTCCGAAGCAGCCCGTTCCTCGAGTTTCTCCAACGGCGTAAGGCGCCTCGGCGCCGGCCCGAGGGTGACGCCGAATGCGCTGGTGACTCCGAGCTCCCGCATGACGCTGACTCGCTGGCGGAGCCGCTGCTCCTCTTCCGGCCACGGAAAATAATCCCAACCCGTCAAACTGCCCATTGCACATTCTCCTCTTCCTCATCGCGGCACGCAAGCCGCTCAAGTTCCGCCGCCATTTCCGCAATCGCCTCCGGCGACCCCTTCGCGGGGCGCTCCTCTTTGGGCTGCTCATTGTAGGCGTTGCATGCGCGCCACCCATAGAGGACACCGTCGCTTGCATGGTTCTTGAACCCCGGCGCCTCCTTCGCCCCATCGGCGGTCTTGGGCAATTCCAGCCACTCATCCACCAAATCTGTACAGCTACCATCGGAGCACACCTTGATGGTCCCGCGCGCCAAGGCAGAATTGAGCAGACTCACATAGCCCATCTTGTTGGTCTTCTCGGCCGCTTCGATAGGCAGATGCCGGCGCTTACGTATCTCGGCCTGAAACAATTTCCCCATGCCGCCGACATCGCCCACAATCTTGACGAACTGATAAATCTTGTCGAGGTCTCGTACTTCGTCTGCCACATCGTCAGTCAACCCGGTGAGTCGATAGCTGCGCCGCACATAGATACATGGGTCATTGTCACGCCACCCAAGTACGTTGATGCTGTTCTGGTCGTTGACACCGAAATCCAACGCGCAAATATAGTATTGGAGAATCGGGATATCTTTCGCGGCAATATAATTCCGGTCCTCGGAAAATTGGCCATAAATCAAGCCGCCGCCATCTCGTACCCAAATACCATCTCGCAATTGCTGGCGGGTAATGGGGTCAAGAACATCGAGCGTCAGCATATACTCGCCGAGGTCCAGACTCGGATTGTCTCGAGCCAACGCGGGCACGAAGGCGCCTTTGGCGCCGACCTCGACGAATCCGCGGCGCACCCAATCATGGCCGATGCCGCCAGGGTTGGCCGAGAATCGAGCGCGGATAGGGACATTGGAGCCTGCGAGACGCCGCAGCCGTGATGTCAAATATCGAACGCGAGATTCAGGGAATTGGGTAGTTTCATCCACTGCCAAATACTGAATCTCCGCGCCCTGATACCGGTCCTTGTCATTCTCAGATTCAAGGTAGCCAAATGTAATGGTGGCCCCTGATGGGAACGTGAGCCGGCGGTCATCTTCATTCCATTTGATGCCGAATCGGTTCCGCCACCATTGCAATCCGCGGTCCATGATGGCGCCGGGGAGTGCTAAGTCCTTGTAAGTCTTACGGATTATGAGGGCGGCGTAACCCGGCACATGAACATATTGTGCGGCGCCCATCAGGAGTGCGTCGCTCTTGCCTCCGCCCGCAGCACCCCCGAATAGCGCCTCGCGGTCCGTCAACCGAAGAAACTCCAGCTGCTTCGGATGCGGAAAATGCGGCACCATGTGCGCTGTCTCGCGCGGCATCAACCCGGATTCAATAAGCCGGCGTCGCCGAAGCTCGGCCACTGCGGCAAACGGAGTAATGGCGCGAGCGGCACTCAATCACGGCCTCTTCTTGCCCTTCGATTTCCTGCCTTTGCCAGCCTTGCTATATGCAATAGCAGCGGCCTGGTCTTTCGGGCGTCCCGCCTCAATCTCCGTTTTGATATTGGCGCCAATGACGCCTTTGCTACTACCTTTTTTGAGTGGCATTTGCGTGCCCTTTCGAGTTTCAGTTGCTCTTGTCGACGCCTTCCGGCGTCAATGTCTGTTCAAAATCCCGACCTTCGGAGAGGGCATCGGGCGCAAAAAACGCGAGCCGCGCCACGATGTCTGTCAGACGATTGCCGCTCCAACCGACCTTCTTGATGATGGTGCAGCTACTCTTCATTGTCTGATGCACCTGCACCCACTCGCCAGTCACGACGCTCTGTTGCAGCCCGTCACACCGCGCCCAAATTTCCACCTCGTAATCCGTGTCATTCTCCAACCCATATGCAGATACCGGCACCTTGCAAATCATACATTTGGGCCAATTCGTCACGCCCCCCGCGACCGGGCGAGGGAGGACGATGCTCCCTTGTGGCCGATTTCGCCTGGCGAATTTGCGCATGAAGCTCATGATTGCTCCTTGACGCCCATCGCACGAATGGCGGCAACGACGTCCCTCACAATCTGGTCAACCACCTGACCGAGCACCTCGGCAGCGCGCTCTTGCGCCATTGCGCCAAATGCCCCATCGCATCGCCTCTCGGCCTCGTGCAGTCGAGTGATGAGCGCGTCGTCAATTTCTATCTTCATGCTTTTGGCCACCCATCCGGCGCCGCTGCGCCCTCTCGTGTCGTCTGTTCGAGGCATAAGTCACATACCCCCGAAGCCCCTCGCGGCAGCCGTCGTGGGCACCATGCGCATTGAGCACGCCGCGCCCGCAGCACTTCGCGCCGCACCACGAGAATGCTCAATGGCGTTGCCGCGCCGAGGCAGAAAATGAGAATGACGAGCGCGAAGAAGCTCATTTTCGGGCGGCACCGCTCTTCGCCCCATCGACAAAAGGCTTGCTGCCCTCAAGCGGCGTTTCCCTCATGGCGAGGACATTGCTCATGGGCACTTTCTCCGGCATTCCGGCATTGTCCGGGTGGCCCACATAGACGTAGGCATCGTCATGCCAGAGATTGAAATGTTGCTTGCTGCTCAGACGATTGTTCGGCGCCGCCTGACTCACGACCGCCTTCTCGCGAGTGGGATATTGGTCTACCTCCCGCCCCGGCGCATTGATTGCCTCTTTAAATTCCACTCGGTCCAATTTGATTTGACTCACGTCGTCCTACCCTATCTCTTTCTTACCCGCATTGTTCGCATTGCGTTTGAGCTCGGCTGCATCTTGGATGGCCTGCTCCAAATCGGCGAGCGGCACATCGTCGAGCGACTGCGAGTTTGCGGCCCGAGATTCAATCCGAGCCTTCTCGATAGCGGGGATGATGTCACCCCATCGCGCACGATTGCGGCGCTGCAGCCACCAGGCCAACCCCTGCCACCCTGGCTGCCCGGTCCGAATTTTCTCGACAACTTCGTCCTCCGCAATGGCCTCAGCCTCTCGTATCTGAATCGCAAATGCGATGTAATCGGGGTGGCCGGCCTTACCTTTGTGCAGCCAATCACCGAACGTCGAAGGGTTGACGCGCGCTAAGCGGCATGAATTTATCCGCGTATTGCCGCGCTTGAGCGCATCCACAATCCGGCGGATGACGAGGTCATTGAGGGCGGTAGGTCCGTTGGCGGGCATGATGTTTGATTTAGCGCTTGCTCGCGGCGTATGCAATTTCCCTCACGTCAATGAGACGTCCGCTTGGGGAGCGGATGATGTCTTCGACCTCTTTGACGCGAGGGTCCTCGCAGCATGGCGTGGTGTGTTGCTGATGCGCCGCACACTCGCGCCCACAATTGAAGCACATGAACGCGTTCATGCCTTCGGCGCCCCCTTCCTCGGTTTGCCGAGCCCAACCTGTTTGAAAAACTTGGCCTCGATTAAGTTCTTGACTTTATCGCCCGGTTTGAATGTGCCTTTCTCCAAATTGCACATATGAGGCTGCTTGATTCCGAAGAATGTTGCAAATTCTGCCTGCGTATAGCCGAGCTCCAAGCGCTTGGCGCGGACCATTTTGCCCCATTTTTTGGACCCGTCTCGACGCCGGTCTTCGGGCGCCCAACCCTTGGGTCCACGATTAGATTTGGTGGACCTCGTCTTAGCCGGAGTCTTCATCTTCGGAGTCTTGCGCGGCCCGGCGCTGCGTCGCTTCAACGGCCGCTTGGCGGCCATCTTCTCAGCCCTCAACGCAGCACGCTTCTCACGCAGCGCCTTGTTTTTCCGGTCTCGTTTGACTTGCGCCTCGTCAATTTCACTTTCAACAATCGGCAATATCCCCACTTGAAGCACTCCAGATTCAATCAACGCGTCCGCCATTTCTCCCAAATTCATAAATCACTCCATCTATCTCCGCGCTTTAAATCAATAGATAAAATAAGTTTTCCACCTGCAGTGTCAATAGGCCGAGCCCAAATTTCTGCAATCAACGATTGCGCCACATTTAGCATATTGTTGGGCACGTCATAAATACAAGCATCGTGGACCTGCGCGACGAGGTGTGGGCCGATGGGACTTTTGCTCAGTTCGATGGTCCTCCGATTCACGATGTCGGCCAGGCCCGACTGGATAGGATAGTTGGCCACATCGGTGATTTTGGGGAACCATCCCAACCAACGTATGCGACCCAGGAATGGTGTGCGCATAAATCCACATCGGCGGACTTGGGCGAGGTTGGCGTCGACCCATCGGTAGTACACGCGGTAAGCGGCATGGAGCTTGTCGAGGATAAGGCTCACGGCAGACATGCTCACATCGAACCCCTTCGACCGCAGCGTCATGTAGACTTTCTCCGCCTCCGCGCAATAGCTGATGGCGAATCCAAGGTTCTTCGCAATGTCGCGAAACTGCTTGCCGCGCGCGGCGTCTTTCTTCGCATCGCCGTCGAGCCATCCGCGCGCCGATATCTCTGGAAATACCGCCTTGGCATTGTTGGCATGCACATCTCCGGCGCATGCCGCGATAAAATTCGGGTCATTGCTCAAATATGCCGCAAGTTTCATCTCCGCCTGCCTCACGTCGTAGTAGATGAACGTATGCCCGGGCCGCGGAACGTAAATCTCGCGGACTCGCGCTTCCGGTGGCGGGCTTGGCTCGCCGATTGGATACCTCGGCACAGACTGAAACCGACAACTCAATCGACCAGAGACAGTCCCGAACGGCTTCCAGTTGAAGTGCGCGCGCGCCCCGCGCATGAAAACGCCTTTTTTCCCCGGCGCCCCAAGCGCATCCAAATAGGTGCTCTTGATTTTGCCGACCAGCCGCCACGTGAGAAGCGCGGTCGCAAACTCCGCGTGCCGCGTATTGCCGCTCATCCGCAGTCCTTCGAGAGTCTCGTCGGCGGTCGACGCGGCGCCCTTTGGCGTCAATTTGACATATCGTGCCCCGAGGCTATGCGGGCTGAATAGATGGTACCGGACACTATCGAGCTTGCCGGGATTGAACAGCGGGTCGCCGACGATGTTTTGGAGTTCTCGTCGGAGGGCCTCGCGACGCACCGATAGAGACTCGGAAAGCTCTCGTTTTCTCTCGAGGTCGACGCCAATTCCGGTCCGCTGCATCTCGCGGCACACTGCCGCCAACTGCCGGTCATGCTCGTAGACAGCTCGCTCAGGCTGCAAATCGCCTTGCATTCGCTGCCACGCGAACATGGTGAGAATTGCATCACTCGCATTGTATTTGCAGAGTGTGTCGCCATCGAGCTTATCCGGCGTCGTGCCCTTCTCATCCTCTGAACTACCTTTGAATATTTGCTTCCACGGCCTCGAGTCAGTGTAGCAACTAGCGACGTGATCGAGCCGCTGCGGAAGGTGGGATGCGAATGCGTGGTGAGCGAGCAAAGTGTCGTGACAATTCGCAAACTTCATCTGCTTAGTTGTCTCCGGCTCACCGCGAACACGGCTGATTTTGCCGCACCGTCAAGGGCACCATACAACGCCTGATTTGGACTCTGTTTGCTCCAAAACCATACAGTGTACTTGCCCTTCATATTGGGGCATTTTTCGCGACACTGAACGGCGGCCAACCAGCCGCTCTTCTTCTCAACCCAACGCATACGAACACGCACCTTTGAGCTGTCGACGGTGAAGTCTAGAGGGCTAGGGCCCCATATTTGCTCAATCACCACACCACCCCATGATTCTCCAGTACCAGCAAATCAAAATTCTGCCCGTTGTGGAACACTACCTGCTCCAACCCCGCCAAATGTTTCGCCACCTCAGGCCCATACGCATCTCGCCACGGCCAAATTTCGACCACGTTCTGGAACGAATCTGAGAATCCGATGCTCAAAATGTTACATTCCAACGGTTTGATGCCATTCGTTTCGATGTCGCAGGACACCGCACGAGGAAGCAGATGTTTTAGGACCTCGGGCCCGCCGACGTGGTAATTGCACTCGTCTTCGAACGGGGCTGTCGCCTCTCCGCGCACGATACGACCCGCGCGCCGAAAATCGAGCTCGGAAATGGGTTTCCACGTGTCCGCCCTGAGCACGAAGGCAGGGTGGATGCTCGGTAGCACCAGTCGCATCGCCAAGGCCGCCCGGCCTCGCAGCGTGTCGCCGCGTAGAATGCCGCCCGTTTTGGACTTGAACGCAGCTTTGATGACCTTTTCGTCAATCTCGGGGGCCGACCAAATAAAACCACGTGCGACAAGAATGTTGCGCACGCCCAACACGGAGCGCATTGCAGTTTTGCCGAGCGCCACAATAGGCGCAGAACGCGGAAGGGCTGCGAGCTCCGTGAGCAGACGAGGAGCACAACATTCCGCGGCACGTTCGTTGTCGTCATCACTCTCTCCGCGGCAAAGCGCCGCATTAGTCACATGGCAGTCACCCCGCGGGACTTTGGCATCTCGGCGGAGTCGCTCATCGAGAAACTTGCCGGAGAGTCCCACGAACGGCACACCAAGTTTCTCCTCGATGCGCCCCGGCCCCTCACCCACGATGACGAGTCGCACTCTGTTGGTAGCCGGAGTGGGCGGAACGACAACGGCCCCGGCGAGCGGGCAGATGTCGCACCGCGC